CGCCGAGTTCGAATTTATCGAGATTAGCCGTAACCTGGCTGACCGTATCGTTGAACGTTGTAAGGATCCAGCGGTCTGCTATGAAACACTACGGCGATGTGTCGAGACTCTGTGGTGCAGACCTTCCACCCGTCGACATCGTCACCTTCGGTAGCCCGTGCCAGGACATGTCGATTGCAGGAAAGCGAGCAGGACTTGATGGCGAGCGGTCGGTGCTATTTTACGAAGCGGTACGGATTGTGAAAGAAATGAGGTGTAAGACGGATGGCAAGTCTCCAAGATTTGTGGTCTGGGAAAACGTCCAAGGCGCGTTCTCGTCCAATAAAGGCGAGGATTTCCGATGCGTCCTTGAAGCACTCTCACAGGTTAAAGATTCCGCAGCTACTATTTCTAAACCTCAAAGTGGCAAATGGAATGGCTCGGGAAGCATCGTGGGAGATGGTTACTCCATCGCTTGGAGAACCTTGGACGCTCAGTATTGGGGAGTTCCCCAAAGAAGAAAACGTATCTACCTTGTCGCAGATTTTAGAGGAGAATGTGCCGGAAAAATTCTATTTGAGTCGGAAGGCTTGTCTGGGCATTCTGCGGAGGGCTTCCGCGCGTGGCAAAGAGCTACCGGAGGTACTCAAAAGAGCCCTCGAGGAGCAGGCGGTCTATGCTTAAACGACCAAGGCGGGGAGAGGATGGATGTGACGGAGGAAAAGACATCGACCCTTCGCGCCGAATCCCATCATCCACCTTGCGTCATGGAACGGGTAGCCATAGAAAATCATGGCGCGGATAGTCGTATCAAAATCCGTGAAGATGGCGTGGTGCAAACGCTGACTTCCCGCATGGGAACAGGTGGCAATAACGTTCCCTTGGTGGCAGAAGGCAAAGCGTGCTTTGATGTGCGCTTTACATCGGAGGGAACGAAAAATGCAAGGCATAACTGCTATAAAACGGATACGGCAAGAACCATTGATACAAGTGGCAACGCACCGGATTCCAACCAAGGTGGTGTGGCGGTCGTAGCCGTGCAAGGTTCGATGATTGGGCGCACCGAAAAGAATGGGCCTCAAGGAAGCGGAACGGGTGAAAATATCAGCTTTACGTTAAATACCACCGATCGCCATGCTGTGGCATTTTCGCAGGATGCCTACGACAAATACACGGAGAATCAGTGTGCAGGTGCTCTTCGCGCCAGTGGTGGTATGTATGGCGGTGGTTCGGAAAGCCTTGTTTATAGTACGAGTAAAAACTCCTACCACACCGATGCAGAAAAGAACGTGGTAAGTACACTTGTGGCTACGGACTTTAAAGATCCACCGACCGTCATGAAAGCGCCTCAGTACATCGTCCGGAGGCTAACACCTAGAGAATGTGCAAGACTGCAAGGATTCCCGGATTGGTGGTGCGATGACTTAGGAACGGAGAACCCAACGGAAGAAGAACTCGCCTTTTGGCGTGAGGTCTTTGAAACCCATCGCTCGGTGATGAGTGCGTCTCGAAAACCTAAGACCGATAAGCAAATCATCAAGTGGCTAAAGGAGCCTTATTCCGATTCAGCAGCCTACAAGATGTGGGGGAATGGCGTAGCCCTTCCTTGTGTCTCTTTTGTTCTTGCGGGCATCGTATGGCTCGTGAAAAATAAATCTACAAATTAGCTTGCTATTTATCGGCTCTGGAGTGATATATGTAGTACCCAAAATAAAGGAGGTAACGACCATGAAGATTCATTACCGAGCCGAAAACAGAAAGCACCTCGCCCAATGCGTCAGTGAATTTGTTGGAACGCCTGCCGTATATATGCGGATGCCCACATATGCTTATAAGGTAGGCGACTTTACCATCGACTTTGAAGGCAACCTGCTATTTGAGGATAACGTGGATGGGGAATACGTCCAAAGGCTCATCGCATTCCTCAAAGAGAAGGGCTTTGTACCGCAACAGGAGGGACAGGGGCTAGACATTTCCGTACCTATCGAAAAGGTCAATGTAGAAAATCTTAACCATCTGCTACTTGCCAAGGGCGAACTCATCAAAAAGGCACTTGGCATTGCAGATGCTTCAATTGAGGTCAAGAAGGATAAAGTGACCTTCCCTTGGTTTTCCGTAGCAAGGGAGCCTGAAACGAACCAAGCCTATATGCATTTCATCGAGTGCATCTGCGAGATGAGTTACAAGCAAAAACGCATCACGGCAAAGGCGAAGGAAGTCAGCAATGAAAGATACTCTTTCCGCTGCTTTCTCTTGCGCCTCGGTTTCATCGGAAAGGCATACAAGGCTGAGCGTAAAATCCTCTTGCAGAATCTATCCGGAAGCAGTGCCTTTAAAGACGGTAAAAGGAAGGGGGAGGAAGATGCAGTTTCCGAGCAGAGCGACAGTTGAGTACTTGAAAGAAATGTATCCCGTTGGAACAAGGGTGGAACTCTTGCGCATGGAGGACCCTCAAGCACCGCCGATTGGAACGAAAGGAACGGTTAAGGGCGTTGATGATACGGCATCCATTCTCGTCCGTTGGGACAATGGTTCAGGACTGAATGTGGTGTACGGCGAGGATGAAATACGCAAGATATAGATAGTGGATGCATTGTATACACAATATATTGCGCTGAATGACTTGCTATTATGTGCCTTTAGAGTGATATATATACACAACAAAAGAAGCAAAGTATCACAGGAGGCACACTATGAAAGAGCATATCAAAACGCAAATCGAAGAAATGAAGAAACAGACCATCGGCGTTGAGGTTGAGATGAATAGCATAAGGCGCGACCGAGCCGCAAAGATTGCCGCCGAGTTTTTTGGCACGATGCGTTACGAAAACACGGACTACCGCAACGGGTACAAAACATGGAGTGCCTGGGACGGTGAGGGGCGCGAGTGGAAATTCCAAAAGGACGTTAGTATCTTAGGCCCCGACAACGAAAAGTGTGAACTTGTGACGCCGATCCTTACCTATCACGACATGGAAACCTTGCAGGAACTTTTACGAAAACTTCGGAGAGCGGGCGCGAAAAGCGACGCAACGCGCGGATGCGGTGTTCACATCCACATCGGTGCAAAGGGGCACACACCGCAGACGATGCGAAACCTTGCCAACATCATGGCAAGCCACGAAAACCTTCTAGCCGATGCCCTTGACCTCGACCGAGGACGCATGAACCGCTACTGTCGCACAGTCTCACCAAACTTCCTCACGAAGTTGAACAAAGTAAAACCAAAGAGCATGTCTGCGTTTGCCGACATTTGGTACAATGAAAATGGCGCAAGCTACGGACGCAGTCAACACTACAACAACAGTCGCTACCATATGCTGAATTTCCACGCCACCTTCACGAAGGGGACGATTGAGTTTCGCCTTTTCCAATTTGACGCACCGAAAGATGGCAAGCAAAATGGACTTCACGCAGGGCAACTTAAAAGCTACATTCAGCTTTGTCTTGCCCTCAACCAAATGGCAAAGACGGTAAAGACCGCAAGCCCTAAGCCTCAGCAGACGGAAAATCCAAAATACGCCATGCGGACTTGGCTCTTACGCCTCGGCTTTATCGGAGAAGAATTCAAAACCGCAAGGGAGGTGCTCACGAGGCGCCTTGCAGGAGACACAGCTTTTCGGAACGGAAGATATGCCTAAAGAAGTCAGCCTCCTGCTACCTTACCCGCCACGAGCGGGCTTAAGGTGGTAGAAGGGTGATTCCTTCAGAAAGAGAGGAAACCAATATGAAAACACGATACTATCTAGCTTACGGCAGTAACCTCAACATTCAGCAAATGAAGAAAAGATGCCCGACGGCGCGCATCATCGGAACGACGGAGATTCAGGGCTACGAACTCTTGTTTAAAGGCTCCAAGTCGGGCGCGTATCTCACCATTGAGCAAAACCCCAAGGAATGCGTTCCTGCCGCCGTGTGGGAAACCACGGCCGCTGACGAGGCGGCTCTTGACCGCTACGAGGGCTTTCCATCCTTCTATTACAAGAAGGAGATGGAAGTGGATGTAGTAAACATGAGTAGTGGCAATATAGAGCGACTCCCCGTGTACGTCTACATCATGCACGAGGAGCGAGAGATTGGAATACCAAGCTATCCTTACCTAAAGACCTGCCTTGATGGCTACCGCGATTTTGGACTTCCAGAAGCGTATTTTTGGCAGGCACTTAAAACGACGAGGAGGCTTTACGATGAAGGAAAATAACAACCTTGCACTTCGCCACTGTCCCCATTGCGGTAAGGCGTACCGAGATGTGCCGGCACTTTCAAGAGGCGATAACAAAACGCTCATTTGTCCGGACTGTGGAACAAGGGAAGCCCTAAAGAGCATCGGTGTGAAAGAGGCTGAACAGGAGAAGATCCTTGCCACCATCCACCATGCGATGGAAGGGGAAAAATCTCGATAAAATCTACAAAAATGACTTGCTATTATCCTCCTTTAGAGTGATATATATACACAACAAAAGGGAACACCCCGAAGAAACCTAAGGAGGAAACAACCATGAAAAACTTAAGCGCAAAGGAACAGAAGGAACTTTTGGAGATCGCAAAGAAAGCGATTTACGCCATCGAAGAGAGAGGCAGCCTTGAGGCAAAGGGAAGCGACAGCGAGGACTTCATTGAAACCTCGGTTTGGAGCCTCGCCGAAGCCTTGAAAGAAGCCTACCTTTTCGGAAAGGCAAGCAAGTAAAAAGAAAAAATTCCAAAAGGACACCCTCGAAAGAGGGCTGTTCCTCGTACAGATAAGGTTGGCAAATTCCTTCACATGGTTAAAGAAACGAGCGACATTTTGGAAAAGACACGGGGGATGTGAGTTTGGTGTTTCATCGAACGCACCAAGAAAATACGCGATGATTATAAGAACAGATTCGGTCGGAGGTGAACGAAATGGATGATTTCGATAAATACCTTAAGGAGCAGATGGCTAATCCTGATTTTAAGAAAGAATGGGATGACAGCGAATTGAAATATCAACTGATGATGATGGTGCTTAAGGCTCGGAATGAGCAAAACCTGACGCAGTCTGACCTAGCTGAACGGACAGGGATTCGGCAGTCAAATATTAGTCGAATTGAAAAAGGACAGGCTATGCCATCCATTACTACCCTGTCTAAAATAGCGCATGGGTTAGGAAAAAAGCTTCAAATTAAATTTGTGTGATAAGGATAGGGACTTTCTTAAAAGGGAAGGTTCCTATTTTTATTGCCCGAAAGGAGGGATGGAAAGGGTGATGCGGAAACTCAAAAAATACACACCCACAAAATTTAAAGCAGAGAATAGCATTTACAATAAGGATGCCGCAGATTATGCGGTGATGTTCATCGAGAGCCTTTGCCACACGAAGGGAACATGGGCAGGAAAGCCTTTCGAGCTCATCGACTGGCAGGAACAAATCATTAGGGACATTTTTGGCATTCTCAAGCCTAATGGTTATCGCCAGTTCAACACAGCCTATGTTGAGATTGCAAAAAAACAAGGCAAGAGTGAGCTTGCTGCCGCCGTGGCACTTCTTCTTTGTTGCGGTGATGGTGAGGAACGGGCAGAAGTCTACGGATGCGCAGCGGACCGTCAACAGGCAGCAATCGTCTTTGACGTGGCGGCAGACATGGTGCGGATGTGTCCGGCGCTCAATAAGCGCGTGAAAATCCTCGCCTCACAGAAACGGCTTATCTACCTTCCGACAAATAGTTTCTACCAAGTGCTTTCCGCGGAAGCCTACAGTAAGCACGGTTTCAATATTCACGGAGTGGTCTTTGACGAACTTCATACCCAGCCGAATAGGAAACTCTTCGACGTTATGACGAAAGGCTCCGGCGATGCCCGTATGCAGCCCTTGTACTTTCTCATCACGACGGCAGGAACGGACACACACTCCATTTGTTATGAAACGCATCAAAAGGCAAAGGATATTTTAGAGGGACGAAAGGTGGATTCTACTTTTTATCCCGTCATCTACGGCGCAGATGAATCGGACGATTGGACGAGTCCTGCCGTATGGAAGAAAGCAAATCCGAGCCTTGGCATCACCGTGGGTATCGACAAGGTGGAAGCGGCCTGTGAATCGGCAAAGCAGAACCCCGCCGAAGAAAATGCTTTCCGTCAGCTCCGGCTCAATCAATGGGTGAAACAGGCCGTGCGGTGGATGCCCATGGAAAAATGGGACAGGTGTAGCTTTGCCGTTAATCCGGATGAACTGCAAGGTCGCATCTGCTACGGCGGTCTTGACCTATCGAGCACCACAGACATCACGGCATTCGTCCTCGTCTTTCCACCAGTGGACGAAGCAGATAAATACATCATCTTGCCATACTTTTGGATTCCCGAGGAAACGCTCGACCTTCGTGTACGCCGTGACCATGTGCCGTATGACGTTTGGGAAAAGCAAGGCTTTCTAAAGACAACGGAAGGAAACGTCGTGCATTATGGGTTCATCGAAAAATTCATCGAAGAGTTAGGTGAGAAGTTTAATATTCGTGAGATTGCCTTTGACCGTTGGGGCGCGGTGCAGATGGTGCAGAACCTTGAGGGCATGGGCTTTACGGTCGTTCCCTTTGGACAGGGCTTTAAGGATATGAGCCCTCCGACGAAAGAACTGATGAAACTCACCTTGGAGGAGCGCATCGCTCACGGTGGGCATCCTGTCCTTCGTTGGAACATGGATAATATTTTCATCCGCACTGACCCTGCGGGAAACATCAAGGCAGATAAAGAAAAATCCACCGAAAAAATCGACGGAGCCATAGCGACGATTATGGCTCTTGACCGTGCCATTCGGTGTGGCAACGATAACGCAGCATCCGTTTACGATGAACGGGGGCTGCTTTTTATTTAGGAGGCGTACATGCTTAATCTATTCAGCAAAATATTCCGCTCTAGGGATAAGCCGCAAAACAGGACGGCAGGCAGTAGTTTCCGTCCCTTCTTTGGCGGTAGCACGGCAGGGAAAGTGGTGACGGAGAAAAGCGCCATGCAGATGACGGCGGTCTATGCCTGCGTCAGGGTTCTAGCCGAAGCCGTGGCAGGGCTTCCCCTTCATCTTTATCGGTACAACAGCAAAGGCGGTAAGGAAAAGGCAGCGAACCATTCACTATTTTTCCTCTTGCACGATGAGCCGAATCCCGAGATGACAAGTTTCGTGTTTCGGGAAACCCTCATGACGCATCTCCTCCTTTGGGGGAATGCCTATGCGCAAATCATCCGAAACGGTCGCGGTGAGGTGACGGCACTTTACCCTTTGATGCCGAATCGGATGCGTGTTGATCGGGATGAGACGGGGAGACTCTATTACGAATACACCCGCTATGGGGATGAGAACGGTGGGAGCAGATGCGAAATCGTAAAACTCTCGCCGGTGGATGTTCTCCACATTCCGGGACTCGGCTTTGATGGTCTTGTCGGTTACTCACCCATTGCGATGGCGAAAAACTCCATCGGTATGGCCATGGCTTGCGAGGAGTTTGGGGCGAAGTTCTTTGCTAACGGCGCAGCACCCGGAGGCGTACTTGAGCATCCGGGAATTTTGAAAGACCCAGCGAGGGTGCGAGACAGTTGGAACGCCACCTTTGGTGGGAGTAGCAATGCCAATAAAGTGGCGGTTCTCGAAGAAGGCATGAAATACACGCCCATTTCCATCTCGCCTAATGAAGCACAGTTTCTTGAAACGAGAAAATTTCAGATTGATGAAATCGCTCGCATCTTCCGCGTGCCGCCTCATATGATAGGCGACCTCGAAAAGTCGACGTTCTCGAATATTGAGCAGCAGTCTTTGGAGTTTGTGAAATACACCGTAGGTCCTTGGGTGACGCGGTGGGAACAATCTCTATCAAGGAGCCTTCTTTCAAACGCCGAGCACACGCAGTATCTTATTAAGTTTAACCTTGACGGGCTTCTTCGGGGCGATTACGAAAGCCGCATGAACGGCTATGCGACGGCAAGGCAGAATGGGTGGCTGAGTGCCAATGACATCAGGGAACTGGAGGATATGGATCGAATTCCAACTGAAGAAGGCGGTGACCTTTATCTTGTGAATGGGTCAATGACGCCCCTGAAAGATGCAGGCATAGCCTATGATACTGGAAAGGAGGGAAACGAAAGTGAGGAAGTTTTGGAACTGGACGGAGGGGACTCCGGAAAGGACGCTGACGCTCTCCGGCGTCATCGCTGAGGAGTCATGGTTTGATGATGAAGTGACACCACAGCTTTTTAAAGAGGAACTCATGAGCGGGACGGGAGACATTACCCTTTGGATCAATAGTCCCGGTGGTGACTGCATCGCTGCAGCACAAATCTACAATATGCTCATGGATTACAAGGGAAACGTCACAGTAAAAATTGACGGCATTGCGGCTTCTGCTGCGTCCGTTATCGCCATGGCAGGAACGAAGGTCATCATGAGTCCCGTGTCGATGCTGATGATTCACAATCCCATGACCATGGCGATGGGCGATACGAAAGAGATGGAAAAAGCCATCTCCATGCTTTCTGAAATCAAGGAAAGCATCATCAACGCCTATGAACTGAAAACGGGGATGAGTCGGGCAAAGATTGCAAGGCTCATGGATGCGGAAACGTGGATGGATGCCAATAAGGCCATTGAACTGGGCTTTGCCGATGAAATGCTTCAAAGAGATGGGGATATGGCAACGGCTTCCATGCTCTATTCCGAAAATGCTGTCAGTATGAGGCTTTGGAATAAACTTGCGGAAAAATACCAAGAAAAGAAAAAGGGGCGTTCGGTGGAATCACTGATGCGCCGTCTAACCTTAGAAGAGAAGTTTATGTAACGGAGGGAATAACCATGAATATCAAAGAATTGCGCGATAAGCGTCTCGACGTGTGGAACAAGGCAAAGGCTTTCCTTGACAGTCACCGTGAAGAAGGCGTGCTTTCAGCAGAAGACGATGCTGTTTATGCACGGATGGAAAAGGAACTGGACGACCTTGCAAAGGAAATCACCCGTCAGGAAAAGCTCGAGGCTTACGAAAGGGAAATGGCGAAAAATCTCACGACGCCACTCACGACAAAGCCGAATAACGAAGTGCCAGTAGAAGAAAAGAAAGGCCGCGCCAGCGCTGCGTATAAAAAGGCCATGATTGATGCCATGCGCTGTAACTTCAAGCGTGTGAGTAACGTTCTGCAGGAAGGTGTAGATGCCGATGGTGGCTACCTCGTGCCGGAGGAATACGACAAACGCATCATCGACATTCTGAGTGAAGAGAACATCATGCGAAAACTTGGTACGACCATCACGACAAGCGGTCAGCATAAGATCAACATTGCCGCGACAAAACCTGCTGCAGCGTGGATTGAAGAGGGTGGTGCGCTTCAGTTTAGCGATGCGACTTTCAGTCAAATCCTCCTTGATGCCCACAAGCTCCATGTGGCGATTAAAATCACGGAGGAACTTCTCTATGACAATGCTTTTAATCTCGAAAGTTATATCGTAACGGAGTTCGGTAAGGCCATTGCCAACGCCGAAGAAGATGCTTTCTTAAACGGTGATGGGACAGGAAAACCCCTGGGCCTTTTTGCAAAGACCGGTGGTGGCACGAAAGCGGCAAGCACGGCTGCACCGACGGCAGATGATTTCATCGCTCTCATCTATGCCCTCAAGCGTCCGTATCGCAAAAATGCAAGTTTCATCATCAATGACAAGAACATCGCCCTTTTGCGTCAGCTCAAAGACAATAACGGAGCCTATATGTGGCAGCCGAGCGTACAGGCAGGCGAGCCTGATACCTTCCTTGGTTATAAGCTATATACCAGTCAGTTCGCACCGACAAATGCCATTGCCTTTGGGGATTATCGCTACTACAACATCGGTGACCGCGGTACGCGCAGCTGGCAGGAACTGCGGGAACTCTTTGCCGGAAACGGCATGATCGCCTATGTGGCGAAGGAACGGGTGGACGGAAAACTCATCCTGCCCGAAGCCGTGCAGATTCTTTCCATCACGGGTAAGAGTACAAGCGGTAAATAAGATAAGGCGGTGAGCATATGATTGACCTCGAAGAAATGAAAGCGTATCTCAGGGTGGATGGTGATGAGGAAGATGGGCTTATTGAAAAGCTCATGGAAACGGCTGAACGCCTTGCTAAAGACGTTGCGCGAGATGACAATCTAAACACCGCCACCATGCGCATGGCCATGCTATATGCCACCGCCTATTTATATGAGCACCGAGAAGAAGCAGATCATAACGACCTGCTTCTTTCTTTGCGTGCCCTCCTTATGGGAGAGCGAAAGGCAGCGTTTTGATATGAAAATCGCAAAGATGGATAAACGGCTGGAACTCTTTAGACCCATTCTTTCCGATGATGGTTTTGGTGGCATGGTGACGGAATATAAGTCCCTAGGCTTTGTATGGGCAGAACTTCGCAGGACGAACTACGCCGAACAGGAAGCACACGGAACGCCAATGAGTAGGGAGCAACTGCGCTTTCGGCTAAGGCCACGCAAAGACATCAAAAGGGGATGGCTCATCACCTACTGTGATGAAAAATATGTGGTTGATGTGGTCGATGAATCTTATCGAGACAGTACGACCATCATCGTTCGTCGCTATGAACAGGGGGTGTAGCGTGAAAATATACATGAAGGTCGACGCCTCTGCCATGACGGATGCCTTAAAGCAAATCAGTGCATGGGATGGTAAGACAAGGCTCAAGGTAGAGGACGTGATGAAACGGGGAACAAAACGCATTCAGCGAGAAGCAAAAGAGCGAGCCGCCGTAAGAAGCAGTACACTCAAAAAATCCATTAAATCTAGATTTCGAGCGACAAGGTGTGAGGGCGAAGTCTATACGAAACTTCCCTACGCCCACATTGTGGAGTACGGGGCAAAGGCTCATGAAATCAAGGCGAAAAACAAGAAGGCTCTGCGGTTCTATAAGGACGGCAAGCCTGTTTTTGTAAAACGGGCGAAGATTCCAAAGTTCATCGCAAGGCCCTATTTAAAGCCTGCCTATGACTACGTTTCGCCGGATATCGTGAAGAACATCAAGAAGGCGGTGAAAAAACCATGAGAAGGCTTCCAAACAACATCGTCCATAAGGCACTCATCGCCTTTTTACGCAAGGAATGTACCTGTCCTGTCTATGACTTTGTGCCGGAAGGGGCAGTGCTTCCATTTGTGACGCTCGGCAACATCAACGCCGAGGATAAATCGACAAAGTCCGACGATATCATTCATATGACGGTGCAGATTCATATTTGGAGCACCTATCGCGGACGATATGAAATCAATAGCCTTGCGGAAAAAATCATCAATGCCCTTTCCAGTAAGCAGCTTGATTTATCCGAGGAGGATTTCTACTCCAACGCGCAGGGCGTAGATTTTTACGAAAGCTATCCCGAGGAAGATAGCGGATATAACGGTGTAATTTCCTTTGAAATGTTAGTACAAAATATGAGGAGTGATAACTGATGGCTTATACGACGTTTGCAGAACCGACCAATAAAGTGGCGGCTACGGCCGGCAAGGATTATTTGATTTATGTCAACACAGGCGCAACGGAAGAAAATCCCACTTGGACGCTTGTGGGTGGACAGCGCAGTGGTGACCTTTCCCGTAAGGCAGATGAAATCGACGCATCGGATAAGACAAGCGGTGGGTGGAAATCCACCATTCCGGGGCTTCGCAGCTGGTCCCTTGACCTTGAAAGCGTATACCTTGCAGGAGACGAAGGGGCAGGCTTTTTGGAAGCGGCCTTTCTTGCAGGAAAGCAGGTACACATCAAGTTTGAGTATCCGGATAAAAGCTATGTGACGGGATGGGCAACGCTTACGGAGTGCAGCCTTTCCACGCCGCATGACGATGTGGCAACCCTCAAGGGGACGCTTTCCGGTGCGGGTGCATTATCTGACGTGAAGAAAGGAGAAAGCCATGAAGAAGATTGAATTTCCGCTCTTTGGAGAAAATGAATTCATGTATCTTAATATCGGTCGGCTCATCGATATCGAGCGCATGGCGGGAAAATCGGCAGGGGAGATCATCCGCAGTCAGAACCTTGACCTTGGGCTTTTAACCATCATTTTAAGCGTAGCCCTGCGTCACCATAAGATGCGCACGCCTCAGTGGTACGCCGACAAGATGCAAAAACTTATTGATGAAGGTATCGACCTTGAAACGGACATCCAAATGCCAGTCGTCAAGTGCATCGCGGGCTCGGGAATCTTAGGAAAAGCCGTCTACTACAAACTCTTTCCAGAAGAGATGACGGATAAAGCAAAGGGTGAACTGGAGAAGGAAAGAAAAAACGAATAGACTCCCATGCCGTCAGTTTCTACGAATGGCTTGAATGGGCAGAGGGCGTTGCCTATGGCGTCCTCTCCCTAAAGCCCCATGAGTTTCTACATTTATCACCACTTGAACTCACAAAGCTGCTCGAGGGGTATGAAAAACGGCACATAGATGTCTTGTGGCTTGTCTCCTATTTTACGGCAAATCTCATGGGAACGCAGATAAAGAACATCTCGCCGGAAAAACTCATGGAGCCATTTCTTCCGAAGAAAAGCAAGGAAGAAAAAGAAACGGAGCGAGAGGAATTTTTTAAATCTTTCTATGCCAAGCGAAAGGAGGGAAACGTATGGCAACCGTAGCAGAACTACTCGTCAAAATCGGCGCAGATACGTCGGATTTGAGGAAGGAAATCAATGCGACGAAAAGGCAGTTAAAGTCTGCCTTTGGCTCGGAGGGGATGGAACTATCTTCGACCGTCGCAAAAGGCATCGGTGCATTGGGTACGGCTCTTGTGGGGCTGGGCGTTTATGCCGTTAAGGCAGGTGGCGATTTGCAGAGCGTGCAGGTTGCCATGACAAACCTTCTTGGAAGTGCGGGAAAAGCAGAGGGATTTATCAAGGAACTGCAAAACTTTTCCGCGCACACGCCTTTTGAGTTTAACGATGTCACCAAGGCAAGTCAGAAGTTCCTCGCCTTTGGCTTTACGGCAGAGCAAATCATCCCGACCCTTACGGCGGTGGGTGATGCTGCAGCAGGTGTCGGTGCAGGGCAAGATGGCGTTAATCGCTTGACCCTTGCCTTGGGGCAGATTGCCGCAAAAGGGAAACTCGCCAGTGGTGAAATGATGCAGCTTACGGAACTTGGTATTCCTGCATGGCAGATGCTTGCGGAAAAACTGGGAACTGATGTGGCAGGGGCGCAGGATATGGTTACAAAGCGCATGGTCGATAGCAAGACCGCCCTTGAAGCCCTCGTCGGAGGCATGGAACAAAGCTATGGCGGCATGATGGAGCAGCAGAGCAGCACGATTCTCGGCACTTGGTCAAACCTCATGGATGGTATCGGACAAGTCGCATCACAGGCAGGACTACAAATCGCCGATGCCTTGAACCTTACGACGGTCTTTAGTTCCATCGGTGACTGGCTGAGCAATTTTGCTACGGCGATTGAGAAAAGTGGCATCAGTGGGGCCATCGCCTCTTGCATACCGCCTGAAGCGCAACTTGCCATCGTTACCCTTGGTACAGCCCTCACGGCGATTGCCATTCCTGCCATGTATGCGGCAGGCGCTGCTGCCGTTGCCATGATGGCTCCTTTCCTTGCGGCGATTGGCGCGGCCGTGACGGCGTGTGCACCCTTTATTGCCGCGGTGACGGCAATCGGTACGGCACTCTACGCCTTTTACCAAAGTGGTCTTAGCGTGAGCGACGTACTAAGCATCATGGGCGTTGAAAGTAAGAACCTTACGTCCGCATGGGAACAAGTAAAATCCGCTTTTTCTTCGCTTGGAAGTCTCATCTCCTCCGTCCTTGAACTCCTAAAGCCTGTCTTTGTTGCCTTTGGCGCGGTGGTGGGGGTTGCTTTTTTGGGCATCATGAAATACATCGGCTTTCTCATCAATAGTTTTACCTTGATGGTTTCCGCCATTGCCTATGCCATCGATATGGCCTGCTCCGCTCTAAATAGCATGGCTGAATACATTTCCTCTATCATTTCTTCTGTCTGCGATGTCTTTAGCAATATGGCAGAGAGCGTCTTGCCGGACTGGGCAAGTAAAGGCTTGGGGACGATTTCAAACTTCGTTGATAAAGCCATCAGCTGGCTCAGCGGACTTATTGCCAAAATCACGGAAACGAACGAGGCCCTTGGAAGTGTTGGAGGAGAAAGTGGTGGTGACAATGCTAGCAGTTCCGGTGAAAGCGGAAATAAAAACGCCACGCCAAAATGGAAAGCACCGAACTTCTCCAACTTTGCCGGTAGCGGTGAAGGGAGCGCTCCCATAGGCGGAGGCGCATCTTCCGGTGGTGGAGGTCGTGGCGATTCTTCCTCTGGAATGAGTCAGCTTGAATCGAAAGCCCAATCCACCTCGAAAAGCATCGAGGAAGAATGGATGAGAACTTTCAGCACGAAGTCGGCTCTCGTCGACCGTTGGTACAAGGAAGAATTGGATGAATTGGAAAAGTCCCGCGTGGCAAATGAAAACTACGAGCGGGATAAACAGAGACTGGCTGAACTCTACGCTTCAAAGCGCATCGAAGCCCTGCAGGAAGAATCTCGTCAGGAGATGGAAATCTACAAAGAGGTCTTGCAGGCGGCGAACGCATCGGCATTAAGCGATGCATCCGTTAATAGCGATGCTGCGTCAGCAGAACTCCTCAAGATTTCACAGGAGCATGAAACAGCCGTGCAAGGCATCGAGGCACGGTGGCAGAAACTTTCCGATACCTTTTTGTCCCTCAATACCACGCAGAAGGAAGCCTTTATTTCGGCGCTTAAAGAGCAGCAGATTGCCTTTGAGGAAACCGAATCAGGGCAGCTGGATTTCCACAAGCAAATTCTCGAAGATAAACTCAACGCCGACAAAGCCTACGAAGAGGCAAGGCTTGAATACTATACGCAGTGCAAGGATATACAGGCAAACATTGATGAAGCCTACCGTACCCTTGACATGGAGCGGTTACAGGAAGTGCTGACGGAAGAAGCCGCTATTCGCTTAAACGACATGGAAGCGCAGAAAACGATGATGGATACCTACCAAGAGGCATTTCTTCAGGCTCATATGACAACGGCGCAACTTGTATCCGACCTTTACAGCACGGCTCTCGGTGGTCTCAGTACGGCTTTTACGAATATCTTAACGGGTGCAAAAAGCGCTAAACAAGCCTTTGCTGAACTTGGAAAGAGCATGATTAAAGTCATCGCCCAGTACTTTGCCAAGCAAGCGGCAGGGATGATCGTAAGCCATGTCATGGGGCAGAGTCTTCAGAAGAAGGAAGCCGCATCGTCTGCTGCTATGGCATCGAGCGCCCTTGCCGCATGGGCTCCTGTTGCCGTTGCCTATGAAACGGTGCATCCGGGGGCAGCCGCAAGAGCCCTAGGGTCTGTGACGGGAATCTTAACGTCAGCCGCAGCTCTTGGTACGACGCTCCTTGCGACGACCACAGGTTCTAGCGGTGATGGTGGTGTAAATGTAAAGGGTTACGCTAAAGGAGGTTACTTTACGCGCCCTACGCTTGGCATCATCGGTGAAGGTGTGGATGACGAAGTGGCACTTCCTTTAAACCGCGCCGTGTTCCGTAACATTGCTGACGGCATTGCAGAAAATGGAACGACTCAGCAGAATACGGTGACGCAGAACATTTACGGCGATATCAATAATTCAGGCGATGCAGATAGTTTGTTCCAAGACCTATCGAGCATGGTCGCTGCGGGATTGCGAGGTGTATGAGATGCAGTTTCCTAAAAAAGAGACAAGTGAAGACAAGCTAAAAATCATCAAGGACGGCAGAGAATACACCTTGCCAGCGACATGGTCTCTGTCCGATGCCGGAAGCTATGACTTTAATAGCAAAATGGAGGACAGAGCCTTTGCCCACGGTGGCGATGTGGTAGGGGACGGTCTTGTGAAAGGGCATACCATCAAGGTGAAATTTTCCATGCAGGCAGAAACGGAAGCGGAACACGATGAACTTTTAAACCGTGCCTGTCGCTATTTTTACCAAACAGACTACAAGCTCTACTGCGGAAGGCAGGATAGATGCTTTAACGTGGCAGGCATCAGTAAGATTGCTCATGAGTATCAGAAGGGCTTTAAGCAGAGGAGGAGCAATATCACGGTAACCCTCCTCCTCGCTGACCCTTTCCGCTATGAGGGGCAGGAGTCAAAAGCCGTCTACGATTTTTTAACGGATGTGGTCAAGGCAGAAATGGTGGTGCATAACCTTGGAAGCGTCGATACGCCCTTTACCTTTCGCTTTATTCCGAAGGATAAGATGCCTAGCATTACGGTGTGGCATGAGGAAACATTAAAGGAATTTCGCTTTACGGATGCACTTCTCATCGCTCCTTCCATGGCAACGGTAAACGCCAAGGAAGGGACGGTATGGCGGGATAATGCCAATAGCATCAACGCCTTTAATGGGCAGTTCCTTTCTGCCGTGCCGGGAAAGAACACGCTCTACTATACGGGCGGTGCAGGACGGCTTGAAATCCTCTTTACCAACAGGTGGTTCCTATGAATATCCGATTTGGGAGTGGCTTTTTCGGTCGCTTTATTTATGCCGGAAGCGGTGGGAAAAGCGGCAAACCATCTGACGGGAAAGGCACGGTCAGAAAGTATTATCCGAACCAATTCACGGTGATCGCCTATGCGGAAAATGGCACGAAAACGGCGTTTTTTGGTAGTGGTATTGAAAACAATACGCTGAGTAAACTCTCCTTTGAAATTTCCTCGACGGGATGCGGAAGTTGCGAACTCGTCTTTAAGGTGCTGCCGAAAAACAGTGAACTCACTTATATGCAGCGCATCGATATCTTTCTCTTTGGCGATGAACTGCCGTGGTACTCGGGCTACATCATCACCCGTCCTATCGAAGGAACAACGGAGACGGAGTTCAAGTTCGTCGCTCACGGGTATTACAATCGCCTTGAAACCCTCGTCCTTTTTGAAACGTATCAGAACATGGATCCAGGCGATATTGTTAGAGATATTGCAAGGAAAGCGGAACACACCCATGGCCTTGTCTATAACCCCATCAAGATTGCAAACGCCGGCTACACGGTGACAAAACTCGTCTTTGATGGTGTGACGGCAAAAGAAGCCTTAGCGACCCTTTCGGACTTTGCCGTGGATTTCGTCTATGGTGTGGATGAATACCGAAGTCTTTACTTTCAGCCGAGGGAAAAGCGCATCAACGAAGAAGCGCGCCTTACGGTAGGAAAGCATCTCAGTAAATACATCCCGTCATGGAATACGGAGAAAATCTATAACTGGGCGAGAATCAAGGGCGGCAATATCGATGATGATGGTGAGCAGTGGCTCTGTGTCGTGCAGGATGAAGAGAGCATCTCCAAGTACGGCAAGCGCGACAAGGTGTTAACGCTACCTTCTGCCTACGAGGTGGGTGACGCTAGAAGATGGGGAGAAAATCAGCTTGCCCAGTTTAAAGAGCCTGTTCGCTCCGCCAAGGTCAGTGGCGTAAGGCTCGAATATCCCCTTGTGGACGGAACGTTTAACGTAAGGCACCTTACCACCACGGGCGAAGCACAAATCAGAACACTTGATGGGAAAACCTATGAGTATCCCATTACGAAGGTAAAATACACCGTTTCAGCCAAAACAGGCATCTCAGCAGATATGACACTGGGAGAGCCTGTTTTTGCGCTTGATACGTATTTAGCGAGCATTGAGCGCAATGCCAAGAATATCGAGCAGAGCCAAGCATCGGCTATCAAGCAGCTAAAAACATAGAAGGGAGGAAAAATATGGCTATTGTAGATTATCGGCTCAATCCATTTTTAAACGTCCTTGATATGCATAAAATCGCGGGCGAAACCCATCAGATACCAACGCAAAGCCCCTTTACGATTCGCCTAAAGGAAGTACCGCAAAAGACAGACCCATCAACGGTCGTGGTTCGATTTAGCGATGGCACGCAGTTGACGGAAGTGGCAGCAACCCCAGCGCAGGGGCAGTATTGGCCCGATTACAACACAACGGCACACGGCATTGAAAACTGGAATACAGGGACGCTCCTTTTTAATGCTTCCGATGCAGGAAAGACCGTTACCGTTTCCTATAACGGGACGGGAACGCTCGTCGATAGCAGGCTAGAAGATATGCTTGAGATTTCGGTCACAAGTTCCACGCAGCGGGAAAGAAATGCAAAATTTACCCTCGCCTTTGCAGAAACCTACGACCGAACGGAAACAAGCGGAAGTGGCAATAAGTCGTCAAGCTATGTCCGGTTAAAGCAGCATACGGGCGTTCCTGCAGGAACATATACGTTAAGGCAGGTTCTACAAGAACTCATTAACCGCAGTCAGACCTTTGAGTTTACTCGAGGGACGCAGCGGTTTAATTGCAATTGTGACTGTAGCGATGATGGAGGCTGAGGTGATGGCATGATTTCAATCGACCAAAATTTTAATATCGAAGCATCTCAGTACGACACCTATACCTTGCGGTTTGCCTTTAAGGATTACGTCCTTACGGCAGATGATATGTTTCGCTTTTCCATCAAAGCTACATCCAACTCGACGGATGTCGTCTTTTCAAAGGATGTGTATCATGCAGGCTTTTCTTATGTAGACCTCAGCATCGAACTGGGGGAACTCGACAGTTTGCCACCGGACACTTATGTGTACGATGTGGTACTCATCAACAGAAAGACACATCAAATCAAGACACTTATTTGGACAGCTTATTTTATGATTAAGGGGGTGGCGCATCATGTCAATTGACGCTGAAATCGAAGTAACGGCTTTAAATAACGCCACAAGCGGGGACATGACCGTCGGCTATTACGGCGCGGAAGTGGCAAGAGAATATGCCGAAAAGGCAAAGGAATCTGCTAGAGCCGCGGAGGAGGCAAGAAACCTTTCCGAGGCTTGGGCAGAAAGCACGGAAGCACCCACAGGCGAAGGGACGCGTTCGGCTAAATCATGGAGTGAAGTCTCTCGCGCTTGGGCAGAAGGGGAAAGAGAGCCTGATGGCATAGAAGATGCCCGCTCTTCAAAAGCATGGAATAGCGTTGCAAGGGCATGGGCGGAAAGTGATGAGGAGCCTGACGGAACAGAAGGCGCAAAGTCTGCGAAAGCATGGGCAAACCTTGCCGGAGAAAAGGCTACTATTGCAACTGCTATGGCAAATAAAGCCGATGTATCGAGGGATTCTGCCAAAGAGTGCGCAAATGCAGCAAGGCTTTTTGAATCGTCTGCTGAAAACCATGCGACCATCGCAAAGCAAAGTGCAGACCGTGCAACGGAAAAGCTCGAGGCGATGAAAGCGAATTTAACTGCAAAAGCGGATGTGGAAAGCCCTGCCTTTACGGGAACGCCTACCGCCCCTACGGCAAGTGGCGAAAACGTAGAACAAATCGCAAACGTAGCCTATGTAAAGGAAAGCATCGCCACGCAGATAGATGCTCTCGTGGGCGGCAGTCCTGATGCCCTTGATACCTTAAAGGAACTCTCCGATGCTCTTGGGCGCGATCCAAACTTTGCAGCGACCATGACGAAGGAACTCTCCCAAAAACTCGATGCTACGGCAAACGCCGTATCGGCAACAAAAGCTCTGCAGGACGGAGAGGGAAAGGTTATTGCAGAAACCTATGCGACAAAAGAAGAAATGAGAGGTGTCTTTGAAGCCCTTCCAAGCGTTGCGAAAACGGGAAGCTATACCGATCTCTTGGATAAGCCTACAATCCCCACAAAGACCAGCGACCTTAAAAACGATAATCGGTTCGTGGCATCGGACAAGGATGGAAACGTGACGATTACGGGGACGCTAACGGCAGCAAAGGTCTACAACGCTTATTACAACGACTACGCCGAGTTCTTTCCAAGAGGGGGCGATACCATGGCAGGGGATCTCATCGCCCTTGATGAAACGGCAACGTATGAGCGGTACGTCAGAGCAACGGATAAGAGCAAGTGCGTTGTGGGCGTTGAAACGAATGAATTTGCCATGATTATCGGTGGCGAGCCGGCAGAAAAGGGAGAAAATCCTCTTGAAAAGAACCTTGACCGCTTTATCCCTGTGGCACTGATGGGCCGCGTCCATGTTCGCTTTAGCGGAAAGGCAGAAGCAGGTGCTTTCGTCGTTCCGTCAGAAACGCCAGGTGTGGGTCGGATGGCACTACCTGGGGAAGATACAAGTCAGAGCGTAGGCAGGATTTTATACGCCGATAACGCGCAGAACCTTCGTCGCATCAAGATTCTCGTTGGGAGGTAGGTATGGGTAAATTTTTAAAACGCCATGTAGAGACGGTCTTTATTATGCTCGGGAACTCTTGCAACATGAACTGTGTTTACTGCTTGCAGCATCCCTTGGTGCATCAGTCGCTTTCTTCCAAGGTAAACCCCGAGATTTACGACTTCCTTGCGGAACTTGCCGAAGAAAATAGGGAGCGTGGCATCCACCTTCAATTTTATGGCGGCGAGCCGCTCCTCTACTTTTCCGTCATCAAGGAAATTGTGAGGGAAACAAAACGACGGCATATTCACTGTAACTATTCCACCATCTCGAACGGTCGATCACTGACCGATGAGATGGTGGATTTCTTTAACGAGCACGACTTTCCCGTGACGATTTCTTGGGATGGCTACCACACAAAGGAAACACGGCTCTTTGATGTCTTTTCGCAACCCGCGCTCAAGGAAAGGATTCTGCGCCTTAAATGGCTGGGGTTATCCGGTGTCATTTCATCAAGGGCATATCCCATGGAACTTCTCACGGCCTTTCAGGCTATTTCGGACGAATATGAGAAGATTCATGGATACAAGGTGCGCATTAACCTTGATGCTATCTTCGACACGGGGATTACGGAAAAATCGCTCCTTGATGTGGACTACGACAGAGTGGCAAGAGAAATGCACGAGATGGCAACGTTCTATCTTCGTACAAGCCTTAGTGGAAAGAATGAGGCAGGGGACTACACGAAACTTGTGTATATCGAGCGGTTCTTTCAACAGCTTCGGGATTTTTACATCACGAAAAATGGCGCGTGGAATCGCTATACGGCCCCTTGCGGTAACGGCTTTGCGGTACTCAATTTGGATGTAGAGGGGAACCTCTATCCTTGCCATAACACAAGTGAAAAGGTAGGGACAATTCACATGCCTTTCTTTTCGTATATGGAGGAAGTGTTAAAAGGCGATCCGACGATGAGACACCGAAAAAAATGTCTCGCCTGTCCTGCCGTTTCCTGTTGCAAGGGTGGATGCAAACTCGTGACGGATAAGGCAAGAGAGGAATCGTATTGCAAGCTGAAGAAGGCGCTTGCCGTTCCGGTCATTCAAGCCTTTGAAGAATATGGTAGGCGTATGGGCGGTGAAAGAGATGGGACTTAACGAAAAAATCGCTGAAACGGTTTTTACCGATGAAACGGAGATTCAAAAAGCGAGTCCCCTCAAGGTGAAAGCCATCCATGTGGAGGAACTGCGTACCGCCATTAAGGCATTACAAGGGTACGCACAAAATGTAGATAACTGCGGAAACTGCATCTATTGCCAAAGCTGCGAAGGATGCCAAACCTGTGAGGGATGCCAGTCAAAAGCCTGTCAAAGTACGTCGTGCCAAGGGTGTCAGAAATACAGTGTCTACTGTCAAGTTCAGTGCAAGTCGGGGAATAGTGGAAACTGCTGGCAATGCTCATCGACAAAGCCCAATTGCGATTGTAATTGTAGCGATGATGGAGGGTGAGATATGGATTATCAAGATGAAATATCGAGAAATACCGCCATCAAAAAAGAGCATCTGACGGAAATTGCTTCAGCCATTACGACACTCGCTACTCATGCATCCATTGCCGTGGATGTGTCCAAAATGACCTACGAGAAGGTGAATAGCGTCAACGTCAAACTCCTTCAAAGCGCGATTCATATGCTAGAAAAGGGCTTCTCCGAGAATTGCTGTGAAGCGAACTGTTGCCAGACTTGTCAGATGGGAAATACCTGTCAATCTTGTCAGGCGTGTCAAGGATGTCAGGCTTGCCAAAAGTGTCAGACCTGCCAATCCTGTCAGAAATGCCAACAGTATCAGTGGCGGTATAAAAGCAACTGTAACTGCAATTGCGGTGACGATGGTGGTTAATCGAAAGAGGTGAAACGATGATTATCAAGGGAAATGTACAAACGATGAAAGGCCCCGTCTCCATTGCCTCTCTTACGGAGGGAGATATGGTCATTACGGCAAAGCGCATCCCTAGTAAGGTCGTGCGCGTGACGAAAAAGAAAGTTAGGAACGGACTTCAGTTCAAACGAAATCCGTCCCTTGCCGTGAAAGAGGGGACGACGATCCTTACGGCCTATGGCATGAAGGAAGCAAAAGCGGGTACGGTCATGATGCATAAGACAAGCAGCAATGTGCCTGATGAACTCGTAAAGATTAGCGCAACGGAAGGCTATGAACTCGTCCTTTCTAGTGGCGATACAGTTCTTGTAAACGGATACGGCGTGGAGGTGCAGCATGATTAAACTTCTTTTTAACGAAGATAGCGACGCAACAATAACGGGGAAAATCGTCTTAAACGGCACGTTTTTCAGCGCGGAAGTGCATGATCCGACCTTCGGTTACTCCGGCTCGGATGTCATTGAAGAACTGGGCGCTTACCACTCCTATGTCTTTTGCAGAAAGCCCAATAGCAAGGTGAAAAGTTTCCGGACGATTCATCGCTCGGATTATAAGTTCCTTTCCATGAATCGTATCGGAACGGCCATCCGCATGGATTACACCGATATGATCCAGCTCTACACGGAAGCGGATGTTCTTCAAATCGATACGGGCATCATTAGCGGAGGTGAGCGTGACCTCATCATCCGTGTATTTGAGGGACAGGCTGAGAACTTTGAGATTGAGATGGATGGAGCGTACGAAGTAGGAACGTTTTCAAGCGAGTCCCTTCCTATGCTTCAGCACCCTCGGATGATGCTCTGGGATAGCTACGCTCTATCCTGTGGGGATGTTACGTTCCAAGCCGACCGAAAGGGCATGATTCTTTTGGGCGATCCATCCGTTCCGCTTATCCTTCCCAAGCGAAAGGACTATTTTGAGTTTACGATTGAGAAATACAAAGGCTCCTTTGAAACAACTCTGACACGGGACATTGATAATGAAGAAGTATTCGTGGATTCCTCCTGCGGTCTTGTGAACTCAAGGCGCGTAAGGCTCGTAAACGGGAAAGGAACATTTAGGCTTTATCCTTTTGGCCATACGGGAGAATGCAAGATAAAACTCGGCAGGAAGTGGTACGAGGTGTGGAACGAGTACAACCTCCGCATAGGTGAGTGAGATGGAAAAAATCACGATTTATCTAGGGAGCAGGTGCAATTTAAACTGTGCCTATTGCCATAGAGAAGCAGAGGAAAACGAACCTAAGGTATCGGACGAGCTGATTGAGTTCATTAAGGGGAGGCCCAACATTACCGTGAAATTCATGGGTGGCGAGCCGACGCTTTATATGGATGAGATTCAGCGCATCGTAGATGCCGCGCCTCATGCGTCTTTTTCCATCTCCACAAATGGCGTTCTTTTTCCGAAGTATCGGGATTACTTTTTAAAGCATCGTTTCTTCGTCGTTATCAGCTACGATGGTGCAGATGGCTTAAGAGGATATGACCCGTTTCAAAACGTTATGGATTATCCATGGCTTGGCGTTTCCTGTACGCTTTATCACGGCAATACCGACTTCGGAAAAATCCTAAAGAACTTTGCTGAAAAGGAAAGAATCATCGGCAGACCAATCAGCTTCTTTCCCCATATCATGCACGAAACGTCGGAGAAGAATAAAGCGTATGCGCTGACAAAGGAGGACATGGACTCCATTTGCCATCAGTGGAAAGAGCGAGTAGAAACACTCGTTATAGGGTGCGAGAAATACGGAGTAGTCAATCGAAGATACATGGGACTCTTTCGAGGGCTGTTTGCAAGAATGCAGGCAGCCTTTTCTTTTGGCGAAACGTACTGCATCCACCGAAATCTCAAGAAGGTCACGGCAGATGGGAGAAATCTCAACTGCCTTTATATTCGAGACGACGAGATTCCTAGTGATGCCAATGCCGCAAAGGAACGGATGCAAGTGCTCCTACGGGAAAGATTCCCTCACTGTGAGCATTGCAACCTCTACGAGATGTGTGGCGCGGCTTGTATCAAGTCGACGAATCATGAACTTGAATGCTACTTCTATAAACGTCTCTACGGATGGTTTCGCGGGTTTTATGATGAGCATCGCACAAGTTGTGATGCTTTAGGGAGGTGGTTTTGATGCATCTATTTGTTTTCCCGGATGCCATGCCAAGGCGCGGTGAGGAAAGAATCAAGCTTAACATCGAGGGAACGGTTTTTCACTTCTTCCACGACGAAGAGAAAGTCACCATTGACACGGCTCTTTTGCGTGACGGTTCGTCCACGATGGTTCTCAATAACACCATCACGGGAAAGACGTATGCCCTCTATAACTTCCGTGAAATCCTTGAAGTGCTCGACATGACGCCAAAGGAAATGCTAAGTACCTTATCGCAACGAGGCTTCATGCAGATAGATAAATGTGGTGGTGACCTTTACGTCAAAGTCTTTCTGCCGGAAGGAGAACCGGAACTTCTCTCCGATACGACGAACTTTGCGGAGTTCCGACATGAAACCGTGGATAGAATCCATCCCCTTGACTGGCAGTATAGCTGGACGCTTCGTGACCTTACGGCAAAGCTTATGGATGGAAAGGTAATGCTTTCTTTTTTTCTCCTGCGTTCGGACTTTTGGACAAGCCCCCTTTATATCAGCCACGCAGGGCAGACGCAGGAACTTACGGAAGGGAAAAACGAGGTCACGTTTACACATATTCCAAGTGAAGCGGCCTATGTGGGAAATCCAAATTGTCGCTATAAGGGAAGAACCATTGATTTAGGGGGACTAGTAGAAGGGATGATTTAATGGATTACAAAGCGATTTACATTGGCATGACGGGAACGGTCAAAACGCTTTTGGGAGGAGGGCCATTCAAGCTCCTTGGAACGGGGCTGATGGTTCTCCTCTTTCATCAGCACGCCGTTTTGTTTTATGCCTTCACGTTCTTGGTGTTCTTGGACTGCTTTACGAGGTGGATGAGCATCAGTCATGCCCGTCTCGTCCAAAGAGGCGAAAAGGCGAATGTCCTTGCCATGATTAAGGGCATCAAGAAAGCACGCAGTGAAGGGTTGATTTCTTCCGATGTAATGAAGCACCGATTCATCGGAAAGATTGCCGTCTATATCATCTGTACCGTGGCAGCCGCTACGGCTGACTTAGCGATGCTCCAAATGGCAAAACCAGTGTGGGTGGTATCGACGGTCATCAGCTATTTGGTGTTGACGGAGCTACTGAGCATTATTGAAAACCTTAACGATGCCGGCATTGAAGCCGTGCAGGGGCTTGTTGAATTACTTAAAAGGAGTGGGAAGTAATGAAAGTATTTTTAAATCCGGGACATCATCCAGGCGTTGACTCTGGTGCGGTCAATAACGAATACGGCGTACAGGAGGCAAGTATCGTTCGAGATATTGGCGTTCTTGTGGCAAGGTATCTTACCTATGCTGGCGTAGAAGTAGAAACGCTCCAATCGGATAACCTCGTAGGGGAAAGCCCTATGTATCCCGAAGTCTGCGCCAGTGCCAACGAAAGCGGTGCCGATCTCTTTGTCAGCATTCACTGCAACAGTGCAGGAAGTGCAATGGCAAACGGCACAGAAACTTTGGTGTTTGGGCTTGGTGGGAAAGCAGAGCGGGCGGCAAGGGCGATACAGAATCAGCTTATCACGAGCATTGACACGACCGACCGTGGCATCAAAGAGCATCCCGACCTCATCGTCCTGAGGCATACGGAAATGCCCGCAGTCCTTGTGGAGATTGCCTTTATCTCGAACGAGAGCGATGTGGAAACCCTCATCCATGAACAGGACACCATCGCAAGAGCCATCGCCCGTGGCGTGACCGATTATTTCTGTGGGGAGGAGTGACGATGTATGAGGTTTGTAAAACTTGGCTCAAGGCTCACGCTCCTATGCTTCTTGTTGCTGCTCTCGTTCTCCTTCTTGCCTTCTTCCTGTTTGGCGGCAGAGAAAACGTATCAAGTGACAGCAACCGAACTCAAGACACTCGAATCGAACTTGAGTCGATTGCAGACGATAATCGAGGAATCGAGGAAAGAATCGGATCTGCAAAAGAATCAGCTGACCGTATTGAAGAGTCAGCTGAGCGAAGCGGACAGCTTATTGATGAAGCAGAAAGACTCACTCGAGAATGCCAACAAATTATTACAAGAATCTATCGCCGAGGAGAAGAAAGCACAGAGACGCCTTAAACGGGAACGCACAATATGGATGAGTATTGTCGGTGCCTTTCTCCTCCATCACCTAGCAAGATAAGAAAAGCCCTGCCTTGCGATTTTTTTCGCTTGGCAGGGCTTTTTGTGGTTCTAAACGGGGGGTCTTTCTATCCTTTAAATTCATTTCGAAGGAGTACGCGGAGAAGATAAATTGCCGCACAAGAATTAGAATACAACATAGCCAGCAGAAAAAATTCATTTGTCATATTGACATTCTTCAATATGATGTGTATAATAAGGTGGAGACAAAAGGGGAAGGAGAATCGAGAATGACTGAAAACGAACAAAACGCAAAGATATTCAAAGCCTTTTGTGACGCAAACAGATTAAAAATCTTAGGTTTGTTACAAAACGGAGAAAAGTGTGCCTGTCAGTTATTGGAACAACTTGATATTGGACAACCAGCCTTATCTCATCATATGAAAATATTGTGCGATGCGGAAATAGTGGTTGGACGCAAAGAGGGTAAATGGACGTACTATTCTTTCAACCCAGTGGGAGTTGCCCATGCAAAGGAACTTCTTAATCAAATCACAACTGTAGCAAGCGAAACGAAATGTAGCTGTATAGACTAACGAGCCACCTAATTTTTGGTGGCTTATACAATAAACATCATATCGACAAATTGCAATGCGTCGATGGAAATGGAGGACTCTTTTGAAACCTATGGAATCATTTTGGGATTTTTTTCAAAATCAAATTTTAGGCATGAAGTGGCTTAATGAAGAAGTTGGCAATGCTTTATCTGCTATTGGACTCGATATTGAGAGTAACGTAGGTGCAAGTATTCAGTTTTTTATTTACGATACGGTTAAAATTACAGTATTACTGTGTGTTTTGATCTATCTCATTTCATTTATCCAAAGTTATTTTCCTCCTGAAAGAAGTAAGCAGATTTTAGGGCGCTTCCATGGTGTAGGTGCCAATATCGTGGCTGCTTTACTAGGAACAGTTACCCCATTTTGTTCCTGTTCATCCATCCCTTTATTTATCGGTTTCACAAGTGCAGGGTTGCCTTTGGGGGTAACATTTTCTTTTCTTATCTCCTCCCCAATGGTTGACCTAGCTTCGCTTGTCCTATTAATGAGCATCTTTGGCTCCAAAATTGCCGTTGTCTATGTTCTTGTTGGTTTGGTAATTGCCGTTGTCGGTGGCACAATTATTGAAAAAATGCATATGGAAAACTACGTTGAGCAATTGATGCTGAGGTGGAATACATCACCGACATGGAGAAAATCATGGGATATGGAG